TACGAAAAATATTAAGATACGGCGCTATACAGATTGTCCACCAAAGCAGCCCCCAGGAAATATTATTCCAACCCAAAAGAGAATAAATCACGAAGAATACAGCGACAAACACACCTATCCAAAAAAATTTATCTTTCCGGTAACAACGCTTACGGCTCAAAGGATTACCCGCGAGGCTTTCTAAAAGCGAATGGTAAAAAGTCAGTTTAAAAGGAATAATCGCCAAGGATAAATAAAATCCATAAGTCTTAAAAGCAACAATCAATTTTGTAACAAAATTCTTTTTAGTAATCTTATCGTGGGTAAAAGACTCCCTGTCCCTGCGCTCCTTGACTATCGCCTTAAATCTTTTGTGATGATAAAAAGAACAGCCAAGCCCGACTATAACCAGCCACCATACGTTAGAACCAACAAACGCAACAGGAGATAAAAACCCCACAGGATTATACGTTGATATGAATAAAAATAGCGGAGAGGCAAAAGGCAATGCCATAGCCATAAGCATTAAAAGCGCGGTCATCTGGTAACTTCTGCCTGAAATCCAAATGCTCCCCTGATTATTAGCAGGGTTTACGCAAAACAAAAGAGCCGCGAGGAAAGAAATATTGTTTTTACCTAAAGCAAGATAAATAAGCACGCAAACAAAAGAGTGCGTCAGCAGGGTTATTAAGTGATCGTAGGGAAGATTGTATTTTGCTGCCTCAAATATCTGGATATATAATTTATGCCATTTGTTTTTAAAGGGGCGCGGATTTTTGTAGCCAGGGATGTCATCACTTACCGGGCCATAGCGCAGGGTGCGGTAATACATTACAAAGCTAACCAAAAGAATTATGCAGATTTTTTCAAACATTTCTTCTCCTCTTTAATTCCCTGTCCATATTCTTCAAGCATTTCGTAATAAAACAAAAGTTCCTTAACCCTTATTTGTTTTTGAAACTCAAGGCAACAATGAATGATGTGCGTTAATTTAGCATCGTTCTTGAAAAGATAATAATTCGTCATTGCATTTAAGACATCAAGAAACCCCTCTCCATTGGTTTCATCTTTTCCTGAAACGCTGTGCAGGGAAAAATGTTTTATAAACCAATAATCTCTGTGGAGCCCTTTAACCAGTAGATAGACTATGGGAATAAATATTTTACTGCGCAATTCTATCGCTAAAAAACAATTCGGCTGGGGCTCATACAAATAAAATTTACGCCGGATAAAAGGTTTTATCCGCCTGATTATCTTACGCAGCAAATCCTCAAAAGCAAATTGTTCATCTTCAGAAAGATAATTATTTATATTTTTTTTAAAGAAAAAATCTATATGCGCCCAATACATTTAACCTCCCTTTCTATGCCCGACTGCAACAATATAAATAGGGTCTTCTTTTATTTTTAAAAATTTCTTAACTCTATCGTCGTTAAAGGCGCCGATACAGTAAGAAGCAAGCCCAAGCTCTGTTGCTATAAGCTGGATGTTCTGCGCCATATGTCCGGCTTCCATATAAACGTATCTTGCCCCGCGCTTCCCATATTTGCTGGTTGTTTTTTCAAAATTAGCGCAGATGTAAAATATAAATGGGGCATTCCCCGCTTCTATTAAAACTAAAGGGTATAATGCTCCAGCGGAAGGAACCTTGAACGCAGCCCAATGAATATATTTTCTTTCTAATTCCGATAATGGCTTTTCACTAAATTCCCTTTCGCTTTTCCTATTTTGTATCGCATCCTTTAATTCCATAAACCCCCTCTTTTATTGACCGCCAGAAGTATTTTAAATCAGCCGTGTTTTTTATATCCTTGATTTTGTTAAACCAGAAATTAGGATAATGCCAAACGTTGTAAATCTTGTTGATATACTTTTTATGTTCTAAATTGCATCCGTCTTTAGCCATATAAAAAGAGGCTTGTGCAGTTTTAGCGTAACCCTTGCGCAGTAACCAATGCACTAACTTTAATGTTCTAACCGCTTCTCCCTCTGTTTCCCAGGGGTAACCAAAAATAACGCAGATATGAGGTTCAAGCCCAGCTTTAGCCGCCTTGATAATATAAAATATATCCTCTGTCTGTGTTCCCTTGCCTATCCTGTCCAAAGTTTCCTGATTTGCGCTTTCTAACCCAAAAAGCAACATACGGAAACCCGCAGCCTTCATTAACCTGTAATCTACGTCAACCATACGCATATTACAGCCGAGATAAAAAGGTTTTTGCGATTTTATCCATTTATGCTTTTCGCAAAAGTTAGTAAGCCACTTTCCTGTGGGAAATGTCCCGCTATCATCAAAGACTTCCTGAAAACCCATTCTACGAAGCTCACAAAGCTCGTCTATTACGTCATCAACCGGACGCACTTCGTAAGGCTTGCCGTTCTCTACACAAAAGCTGCATTTACCGTGCCAGCAGCCATTGGCAGCCTGAATATACGTTCCCGGATGATGCTTAAAGTTTCCGTTGGTATAAGCATATTCTATTGCTTTGGTAAGATTTCTATCTGGTTTTGGTAAATTCAAAAATGGAATACCTTGTGGGTCTCTTATAACTTTTTGAGCAATTTTAATTTTTTCCAGTTCATCCCAATAAACTTGGTGCCCTTGATCTCGCATATAAGTTGCTTCCATCGCAAGCAAGACTGGATATATATGAGCCGGTTTCTCTCTTTGCCTTTGTTGACTATATTTGTGCGGTAAGTAAAGTATTTTCATTGGCGTGGAACCTCCTATGTTCAGCTTTATTTTTAAACAATTTTAAGTTTTCAATATGATTATCCAATTTATTTCCGTTGATATGATGGACAACCTCTTGTGGAAGAAGTTTTCTACCTAAAAAATTTTCCATAATTATCCTGTGTTGGTATACACATCCATAAGGAGAATAACATCTGATATATCTTTCTGGTTTATAAACTCCACCCCTCCACAATGGGCTTTTTTCTCCTCGCATTGTTTTTTTAAATAAATTTCTACATTCCCAAGAGCAATATTTTTTTCTTCCTTGAGCGTGGCAAGGAGGCACTTCAAATATTTTTCCACACTGTTTGCATTTTAATTCTATATGCTTCTTCCTTCTATGTCGTTCATATATTCCAGTTGGCATAATATTCTCCTTTATATTTTTACCCCCTCCCAAATTATTTCTCTACATTGGACAACCCCAGCAAACACATTTTCATAAATTCGCGGAGAAAGGTTTATAATAAAATTCATTATCGGGTTAAGTATCTTGATGACAACCTTACCCCCAACATTTAAATTTCCTTCTTCGTCTATCGCCTCATGCCACCAATTTAGCCTTTGATATGTAGTTTCAAACCGCTTAGTCTTAAACATATAAAAATCTTTGGCGAGATAATCATTAAAGGTTGAGTAACTGTAAGTGCGGTAATGCCCTAAACAGCCGACAGAGGTTATGCAGGAGCTATGCGGAGCTACTATCCTTAAAAATCCCCCCGACTTTAAAATGCGGTAACATTCTTCAATAAATTTCTTCTGGTCAAAAAAGTGTTCTATGATATGCGAAGCGTGTATGCCGTCAATGCTCTGGTCTTTCCAGGGCCAAGGAAAAACCGATAAATCTACTACCTGCTGAATACCTGGGTAAGCGGTTACGTCAACGTTAATCGCATTCTTAATAAGTTTTTTACCGGCGCCTAAATTTAATATCATATTATTTTTATAAGAAAATTTATAAGCTCCCCTATGGTTATCATTGGGTAATTCGCAATATAAATATTTTTTTCTTTATAAAAATACTTTTTTTGGATATTTTTAGTGAAATCAACATCAAGTAGAAACGGATTTACCCTTGGCAATCTGAAAATTATTTTTTCTCCTTTAAATTCACTCAAACACTCTTCCCCTACTAATTTAGACAATCCATACATTTTTAATGTATAAATTGCCATTGTAGATAAATAAATAATCCTTTTTACCTTTGCTCTGTTAGCAAGCCAAACAAGCCTTTCTGTTGCAAAAATATTATCCCCTATAAAATTGACGTTACGAACCCCCTCAAATGGCATTCTTCCTGCGCAATGAATAATTGTGTGAAAATTATCAATCTTAGCCCTCGCCAACAAATTACCCCCGATTTTTATACCGTCAAAACAAGTTTTTAAATATCCTCCGATAAATCCATCAGCACCAGTTATACCAATTTTTTTCATACAAACTCCTTATGTTCTACCCCCAAATATTCAAGTATCAATTTATTCGTATTATCAGTAATGCAATGATGATTGCAGTCAATAGAAGGGTTGACTTTAAAAAATTTCTCCTTGCCATCAAACCACAAATCCCGCAAACGCCTGTTTTTCAAATCCCCCAAAACCCCGTTTGTTAAGTTATATGCCTTATCGTGGCAGGTGTAAACCTTGCAGTCCGCGCCGATTATCGGGAGTATCTGAATATACGGGCACCAGGTATATTGTTTTTTAAACCCTTCAAGCTGTAGGTGGTAAGAATTATAAACATCAATGCCTTCCGCAGCTATGCCGGAAAGCTCGTCATCAACTAAATGCTTAATCTTTGAATGGTAAGCATTATTGACCTCGCTGTCATTGCTGGTTATACAGGGAGATATTTTTATAGATGTTACGCCCGCGGCATTGACTTTTTTTATCAGCTCGTAAAGGTGAGAGGCATTATCTTTGTCAACTACAATATTAACCCCTAACACGCAGGAAGATTTAAAAGTAGAAAAGTTTTTAAGGTTTTCCATAAGCTTGTCAAACTCATCATCACGGCAATCACGATATTTTTTATAGCTCTCGTTATCCCAGCCGTCCATTGATACCCTTACCCAAGTTGCTTTTTTTGATAAAACTTCCGCAGCCCTGTCTTTTAAAAATATTCCGTTGGTAAGCACGGCGATATTAACCTGCGCCGTTTCTATGATTTTATCCAAGTGCGGGTAGAGTAAAGGTTCCCCGCCGCCGGAAAATGTTACCGCCTTAACTCCCATTTCCGCGCAGTCATCAATTATCTCTGAAAGTTTTTCAAAGGGTATCTGATCTTGTTTATTCATATCCTTACCTAACTGTCCGTAGCTGTTCTGATATGAACAATACCGGCAGCTATGGTTACAAACATTAGTCGGCTTTATGCGGATATGCACCGGCGCGGATATTGGCGTATCTTTGCTAAGTGTATCTAACTTTCTTTTATGATGAATGATTTTAAGTTTTGAGTAATACATAAACCTCCTATTCAAAAAACAAAAATTCGTAGTCGCCCGTATATCCCCACTCATTAAATAAAAACCTCCATTCATCGGGGGTAAAAAATTGCTCACAGGTAAGCGTCCAGCATTGCAGGTTATAGAGTTCTTTTTCGTTGCGGTAACTGTCTACCGTAATAAATTTATTTTTCCCTGCTTTTTGTATATCGCCTATCGCCCATCTAAGGCTTTGCAATGGTAAGTTATGCAACACCCCTAAAGCCAAAACTAAATCATAGCCTCCGGTAAAATAATCAAAGATTTTATCTCCAACCTTATAAGCGTTATCTTTGGCGTATTTTGAAATCTCGTATCCGGTGCATTGGCAACCAAACATTTCTTGAAGGTCATACATTAAAAAACCTTTACCGCAGCCGTAGTCCAGTATCTTTGTTTTTCTTTTTATCACATAATTTTCTGACAGCTTCTTAGCAACTTCCTTAAACCTTCCGTCATAATAATACCCGCCATAGCCGTATTTCCTGTCGCCGTCAAAATACTCTTTGCCAAACTGCCGCGCTATCCTCATACATTCCGGCTTATCAGGCGTCATTCTCGCGTAATAATTTCTCTTTGTTTTTTCGTGCAATGACTTGACGATATTTAGCTCTCTCATAATTTTTCAATCTCCTGCCTGTAAGAGTAAAACCAATCATAAAATATTATCCTCGCCAACTTTGGAAGTTTCATTATCAGCTTTAACGCTATTAAAGAGGATAACCTTGCTTTAGCCCCCCAGATACCGCTTCGCAGCGCTCTATGGTAGATGAAAGGATTTTTACGATACATCTTTTTATGTGCTTCTGTCGCTTGCTTAATCTTTTTATTCCTGCCGGAAGCCCCAAAGCTGTTAGGGTAAGAGCGATAGACTGCAAGTTTATTTCCAAGGTTGATAAACCCTTTATCAAACACAGAAAAGAAAGTGAACATACAATCAAAATTAACCTCTGTATCCTTGCCGCCTTCTTCCCAGCACTTTAAAACTAAATCTCTTTTCGTAAGCACACCGCACAAATTTATCATCTTGGCGTATCCGGCTTTAAACATTTTGACGGCATAATTGGGAGAGATATAGGCGTCAAAAGGGAGTAACACCCGCCCAAAAAACATTTCTTCACGGATTACCTTAGCGTTACAAGTATATAAATCTACCAAAGGATAATCTTCTATTGCCTGACGCATACGCCATAAATAATCTTGTTCGGGGTAGTCATCCGCACTCCAGCAGGAAATATATTCTGCCTCCGCCGCCTTGCAACCCTCAACAAATGCGGCAAAAGGATTTTTAACGTTAACATTTATTAACTTAATCGGATATTTTTTTTGTAAACAAGCAATGAGTTCTTCGCTCCTGTCGGTTGAAGCGTCATTGACAATAATCAACTCGTCAGGTTTTTGATAAATAAACCTGTTGACTAAACTGATTAAAAACCGGCTATCATTATGATTGCAGATTACTATTGCTATCTTTTGCATAAATAAATTACCCCCCTTAAAAATATTATTCCCATTACTCCCAAAGCCATTACCGGATTGCCTAAAAATCTTTTCCACTTCCCTCGCTCAAAGAATACCCAAAAACACCGATACCAGAAGTTAAGGCATTTATCCTGCGGCCACTTCTCTTGATATTTTTTCATTGATTTTGAATAATAAGCCTTCTTTTGCAGGTATTTTTTTAAACTTACATTGTCGTAATGATAAAAATAATTTTTGCTGATAAGTTTTTTCCCTTGTATGCGGTTTCCCCAGTCAGCGTCTTCCGGGCCCGACATCGTTAAATCAAATTTAGGGCAGTCTTTAGCCCTTACAAATCTAACCACGTCAACCGCAGTTCCATTATAGAATTGTCTTTCCCAGTTACGCAGACGGCTAAACCAATCATTGCCGGGGATAATTTCGGGGATATAAATACCTGTGCAATCAGGATTTTTGTCCATAAGAAAGACGCACTCTCCGATTAAATCAGGCGTAACCATTTGGTCGCTGTCTAAAACCAAGACGTAATTTCCTTTCATTGTTTCTAACCCTGTATTACGCTGGGAAGAACGCTCTTGTCCGAGATTTACAACAATTATCTCAACGTCAAACTCAAAGCCATTCATATAAGTTGAGTTTTCAATAGCCGAGATAAACTTGCTTACGTCCTCGCCTTTCCTTTTGGGAAGGATAACGCTAACTAAATTTTTTACAGACATTTAACCTCCACCAAATTTCTAATGTATCAATAAAAGCACGCCATATAACCTTTAGGGATTTATCCCCTATTTTTTCAACCTCAACTGGAATTTCAATTATTCTCATTCCTTTTCTTTTTGCTTTAGCCAAAACTTCAACATCAAACATATAACGGTTGCTATACCACTCTGGGATTTTATAGCGTTTAAAAGCCTTAATGCCGGTTTGGGTTGAAACATCTAAATTAAATAAAATTTTTATGATTATTCTTGATACTAAAGTTAAAAGTTTTCTATTAAACGGTAATCCGCTTATACCCTTGCAACCAACGACTATATCGTAATATCCATCTTCTAAGAATGGCAACAACCTCTTTATCATTATTGGATTGATGTTTAAATCCCCGTCAATAAAGACGATTATGCTGTGTAAACTTTTATATATACTGTCTTTAATGATATAACCCTTGCCCTGCTTCTGAACATCGTTTCCGATAATAATTTGCGCGTGAGGGAATAATGATAGGCATTTGACTTTCATAATGCCTATATTCTTCTCTTGGCAAGAAGGAATGATTATAGATATTTTTTCGATAATTTATCTCCTTTTTTCACTTCCCCACCCCTTGAGTTTTGAGGTTGCCATAATTCATAACATATTTTTTAGCTTTAGCTTTTGAAACATATATACCATCCCAATGAAGATATATTTTTCCAGGCACAAGGTCTATTAAAGAGCAGATAATCTTTTTTTGTTCAACGGTATCATTTTGACAAGCACAACTCATACAAACACCAATTTTTATATATTTTTTTAAAAGTTTTTTCCCTTCTTTGCTTGTAATGTTCCAACTTTTTAAAGTTCCCCATTTCAAAGTAATATATTCTTTTTCACTCATCTTTCGCCCTCCTTGAGCAAGTCGGGATTTTCGTAGGTGTTGCCGATAATTTCTAACTCATTCCATTCAAAATTACGTTCAATATAATCTTCACAAAAATAAAATTCATCGCTAAACATCTTTTTGGGTCTTATTGTTTGTATCTCAAATCCTGTCCATTCTTTACGCCAAACGACTTGTCCTATGCTGTTTTTAAATTTAACTATATCCCCCTCATAAATCTCCCTGCCGTTTTTATCCTTGAGTCCGGTGAATTGCTTTTCACTTCCAGCTATAACTTTAAATTCGCCGTTATTATTTATTATTTTGCATTCCCCTCTGACATTGACAAAATAACCGTAAATCCAGCAGGGCGGAACATTTGCATTTCTTGCTCTAAACTTAACTTCTCTACTCATAATCCTCCTTCCTTATTGCTTGGGTTGTAGGGTATTTAATAAACCAAAATCTTTTAACAAAGCCAATGTAGTTAAAATAAAACGAGCTAACTCTTTTGTAGTCCATTCGGGTAATTCGCTATCATCAGGCACAGAAGGAACTATCTCACAAAGTTGAGTATGCAAGATCTTCATCAAGTTCCTGTCAATGCCAAACCTTGCATATTTCTTTTCCAAATCTGTAATGTAGCTCATCTCTCCCAACCTCCTTATTTTTGCGGGGCGAAGTTAAATAAAGTATTTTCCTGAATGGCGGTAGTGTTTTTACCATATACAGCATTTGCAAACTTTTGTGCCGCCTCAAGATTTCTAAACTGAACATAATCAACGTGAACACCATTTTTATAAATAAAAAAATTAGGTAATGGAGATAAATATTTTAGTCGTTTCATATATTTAGAACTTTTACCCCTATGAACATCATTACCTCTTTTTCTTGTAAAACTCATATCTTCATATTCCCTTAAAACAGGGTGGGCAACAGCTTTGGTAAGCAAAGCTAGAGCCTTTTATGGTAGCTTCAGGCTACTACGCCACATTGCCCCCCGAATTATCAATTAAGGGCGAGGGTGGAATTGAACCACCAAGAGTGAATTACCCCTCTTTTATCTGGCTATCCTACGGAATTTACCCGATACTTTTGCCTTTGCGTAAGATTTCATTCGTTACGCCTCGCACGATATTCCAACCGGCGCAGTTGCGGTGGTAAGAAGCTCGGCACAAAAAGACACCACAAAAGCACCGAGGTTGTCAAAGATTAGTCAAGTAACGTTTTTCCAAAAACTACCAAAACAACAAATGATAACCAACCTAATATTGGGGCTAAAACAAATATCTTTGCAATTCCCCAAGCAATGTTAGAAGCATTTATGGTCGGAGTTATTCCAGATATAAGCTGGATAATGCCGCCGACAAGTCCCCACCACACGCCGATATATAAACCAACGACTATACCTAACACGATACACACTACACCTAAAAGTTTCTGCATACCCCCTCCTTTTTACTTCCAAATCCTGTCGGTTAATGCTTTAATTAGACCTTTTTTTAATGTGCCATCTTTATTTGTATAACAGTAAATTATTGCCATTATTTCTAAACTGTCTGGCAGGTAAGCGTTGAAATCGTCAACACATTGACTATAACCTATCTTCTCGCTGCCAGATTGTAGTGGATAATCTTCAAAGTCCCTATCGCCTTTAAATAATTCTTTTTTCTCTGGTCTTTTACTCATCTTTATCCTCCAACCTTTATAAATCCAAATGTAATGGATTACTTTTAACAATCTCCACCATCGTTCTTTTACCATTTATTATTTTTGGGTATCTTATAACTAAATGATTACTATTCAAAATAGCAATAGAAAAATTTAACCAAGCCAATATAAAATCATATTTTCCCATAAACTTTCTGAACGAAACTGTGGGGATTAAAGTAAACCACATTCCTTTTCCTATTTGCATATTAAATTTCATCTTTGGACTCCATCTTTTCTACCCTATCCCTCAAGTCTTGGATGCAGTCGTGATAAGAATTTAATTTGGCAAACACTATAAGCATATAAGTTACTAATGAACCATATGTTACATTTTCTCCTATTATCTTCTCCGGCAATTCTGGTTCTTTGACCAAACAATCTTCTGGCTTTAAGTTGTCAGGAGTGCGAAGTCCAACTAAAACTTCTTTCTCCACCACTTCCAACCCCTTACTTGCGAGGGCTTGTTTTATAATATCCAAAGGAATAGTGCAAACAGGATATTCTTTTTCTTTGTCCTTTAATGATTGGAATATTAAAATTGCTGGTAAGTCAATCATTTCATTTTTCATTTATACAACCTCCAAAACTTTTACTTTGCCCACTTTAAATCTCATTTAGACACCTCGCTTTTAAACCTTTTTACATAAATCCGCGTAAGTAAACCCCAATCTATTTAGCATTTCTTTTGAGTTATCTAAACCTTTATCAAGATGTTTAAGAATAGTGTATAAGTTCCAGTCAAGACCTCGCTGGTTAAAATATTCCCCGGCTTTGTAAATGGCGCGGCAAACCAAGTCAGCATCTTCTTTTAAAACAGAATATAGTCTTTTAACGGCCTTCCCTTGTGTCCGGTATATTTCCCCTTCCATAGCAGGAAATTCTTTTATCTGTGCATCAAGCCTTCTTATCTTTATGTATTCTTTTATAATCTTATCTAATCTATTCTTATCTATTCTTATCTTATCTGCTCCATCCCCAGCAGTTCCCTGGGAGTTCCCAGGGAGTTCCTTTCCCGCTATCCAGTTACATCTATTACCCCACTCCCCAAAATAATAAAAACCTTTATTTTCCTTGAATTTTGGGTAGTGTGATTTTATTTCTTTTATACATTCATCTATTCTTTCTTCTGATTGTTGGCTTCTTAGTGTCGCCTTGATTACCCCATTATTTTTGGGTATTTTGTTGTTGGTTTCGGCTGCTAACATAAAAAATTTAAGATAAATGAGCTGTGCCGGCTCACTTAAAGTATAAAAACGATAGTCATTAAGCAACCGTTTTTCCAATTTTATCCAATGAATATTTTTATATGCCACAACCCACCGCCTTTAGCTAAAATGTTGTTTTCTTATGAATACTCCGCCTCCGGTAGCCTTTTCATAAATTTTTTGTAGGCAGGCGGCTTGTGCTACACTTAAATTATTTCTTCGTTTGGATATATCATCCATAAATTTTGTTTCCCATTCATTAGGCGTATACGCTTGATTGCCAATTTCTTCAATTAAAATTAAAGCGTCTTTGTGCAACATCAACTCACCCTCTCCGCATTTGTATATTCTTTTTTTATAAAGCCAAAAGTGGGCTGGATAGGCTTCTGATACACCTTTCTCGCCTGATCGTGCGCCTCTTTCCTTGCCTGTGCCTCTCTCTTTTCTTCCGGTGTAGAAACCCTGCACACCCTTACCTTACGCCCGCTTTCTTCGTCATAAACTTTGTCAAATAATTCCGTCAAATCGCACTCTTCTTTCATAAGCTCAACTATGCGCGGCCTTACGTCATTCATTTCTTTCCAGTTTACAGGGTCTATTTTCTTTAAAATCTTCAATACCTGCCTGTCCGTGAGAGGAGTTGTGCTCCCAAGATAAACTTTAAGCACGACTTGCTGCCGACTTTGTTTATCATTGAGCTCACGAAAGGCAGATAAAGAATTGTAGTGCATAGTTATTGTATTTTTCTAAACTCAACCACCTTTGATTTTTCCGTTGTCCGCGGATTCCCGTTTCTATCAATCCACTCTTCTTGAGCGTTTTCAACGCGGCCTTCAACGATTTTACCGATAATATCTTCTTCGCTCCAATCATAAACTCCGTCTTCACTCGCTGGGCAATCGCAAGCCTTTAACAATTGTTTTAAAAACCAACGCTTCCCCTGCTCGGCTATCATATAAACTTCTGTGCCTATTCCGGCGTTAGTATCTAATGCGATATTAACCACAAACATCTGATTACCGGCTTTGCTAATTTTTTCCTCAACTTTAGCGACCTCAAACTTATACCAACCGTTTTCAAGATGAAAATTGTTCCTTTCACTTTCTCCTGACATATCCATTGAGTATTTTTTGCCCACTTTAAACCCCCTTTCTTAGTTGTTTTAATGCTCTTTGCCCATAACATACTTTTAATGCCGGTAAGAAAATTTCATTGAAGCATAATTCAATTTCTTCTGCCGGTATTAAGCGATAGTTATAGGCAACCTTATCTTTCGCAAAAACAGCAATAAATCCTTCTTTGGCGTTCTTACCAAAAAGCTCATTGTAAAATTTAAGATAAGCCGCGAGTTGCGCGATATACTCGTCATATATCTTTGGCTTATCTTCGTCTTTGGCGTTGCCAGTTTTCCAATCACCAGGCACGGTTAATTGTGCGATTTCAGCGTCAACGTCCATAGTTCCATTGCACTTATAAATTAAACTTGTCATTTTGATTTCCGCTCTTTTAAGTTTTATTTCCGGGTGTTCTTTCTTAAACAACATAAAACTTTTAAGAGCATTTGTGATTTCATCAGGATATTGCGTTTCAATTTTGACTTCGTTTAATTCAATATGCACCTGGATAGCTTCGTGTAATTGTGTTCCGATAAGTTTACCCTTTTCGCTTTCTGCCTTAATAAACTCTGGCGTATTAACCTTAAACCACATTTCAAGCCCTATCTTGCGAAGCACATCAAGAGCGGTAGTAACAGACGGAAAATCGTTATCATAATCTCTACGCTTTTTCGCCATTTTGTATTACCTCCCCTACCGAGCTTATTCCTACTGTTGTCGGCTCTACCTCAATGGGCTCTTGCTTTACCTTTCCATTGCCAAAGTCAAGCTCTTCTGGCGTATAGGCAGAGTAAACATCGGGGCAATAGAAACGTGCGCCGTTTGAAAGAGCGCGGGCAAAAAGCATATTCTTAGGATAATTCTTCCAACTATCCTTATTGATTATCCCCGCTTTTGCCGCATCTTTGATTGTAAAGGTTGATTTGCCGATTTCTTTAAGCGTTCCATCTTTTTGAAAAAACGCTATCGTGCATTCTTCGTTGTCCTGTTTTTCTATCTGATAATCGTATTTCCCAGATTTCTTAATCAAGGCCGCGATAACTTTTGCTTGTAATGCCACCTTTCCGTTGACGATATAAATATTCGTCATACTTTCAAGCGGAGATAATCCCAGTTCACGCCCGGCTAAAATCTTAACTACCGCCTGGGCTTGTGCTTTAATATCAGGAAACATTCCGCTTTTAACGAAGATGTCCCCTAAGCTCATTGTGTCCGAAAGTTCTTTTGAAATTGTCGCTAATTCGTTTGACATATTATTTCTCCTTTCTTAAAATCAAATTTGCCACAGTTCCGTCTAAAGTTACCTTGTGCCCGTTAAACTGTTTGACGCACTTTAAAACCGTTTCATAAACGAAACAATCCAATGCGTGTAGAAAATCACTCCCGCACCTTTTCCCGTTATCTTTAACGAGTTTTCGCACGCCAGAAGCTCTGACGTAACCATAAGTGCCTGACATTATTTCACCCCCTTTTTTTAAACCACAGGCAGCACCGGGCATCCTTCGCTTGTGGTTGATACTCTTATAGAGCAACGTTGCAGCGGGGCGATGTTCCGGTGTGTGCCTGTCTTTCCTAACTTGAAAATATCCGACTTAGCAAATTCATGTTTCCGGCGCTTAACCTCAACGACATATTTTAAAATCTCTACTCCGCGTAGGACTTTGATTATTTTTCCTGTCTGTCCGTAATAATTACTTTCTAAATTACCCACGATTACCTTATCGCCTTTTCTCATTGTGCCTCGTGTATATCCGTGCTATCGCATACCGGGCAATGCCTTTCATTCTTTTTTAAGATAGACTTACACTTGCAATCGGCGCAGATAACTACCTTTTCATTAGGGTTGATTTTAATAGTTAGAGTTTTCATAGCCCACCTCTCTTTTTTGAGTATTTAATCCATTTGCCGATAATAATTCCGACAATGAGAGAGATAACCAGATAAACCATAATCCAAAAAAGTATTTTCATTTCGCACCTCGCCTTTTTAAACAAGCCCCCGGCTGGTTAGAGCCAGCGACACCCAGCGCGCTTTCTAGGTGGTTTTCTCGTAAACTACGGGGGCTTAATTTTTTATACTTAGCGATATATAACTTTGTTTCCTTCGGCATAATATTTTTCTTAACCTTGCCTATTCCCGCGTTATAAGCCCATAAAATATTTTCTAAAGTAACAGATAAACCATAGGCTTTTAACATTTGGGGTATGCGTTTAGTTAGATACCATTCTGCAACCTTGGTATTAAAGGCGGGGTTAAAAAGATAATCTGCGTCATAAACCAAGATATTATTAAATTGGCAATATTCTTTTAAGCAGATAGGCGTTATCTGGTATAAGCCTCTTGCCTGGCTTCTATGGTTGTAGGCAAGGGGGTTGTTACTGCTCTCAATAGCCGCAATAATACCCAGGTCAACTGCGGTCTGACACCCCTTCGCTGAAGTGCCAGCCGCCGATAAATGCAAAGGGGCAAGGCAAATCAAAAACAAAAGAATAAAGGCGCACCACAATACTTTTAAACGCAGGAAAACTGCCTTCCTCACGATTTTTTACCTCTGTAGGGTTGATATTCGTATAATGGACAATCCTTCCCCTGGCAATCTGTCGCCGACTCTTCTGCCCCATTACAGTCATAACATTGTGCCAGCATAGCTTGTTTGCGTGTTAGCTTTTTACCTTCTTTGAATTTTTCGTATTCTTTTTGTCCTTTAATAAAACCCATTCTTGCCCCCCAGAACGCCATTTTTAGCATTCTTGTAAAAAGACAGCCGCAGAGGAATACACTGGTAGATGTTCTTGCTTCTTTAGGAAGGAAGATAAATCCCCTGCGGTCTGCCGATTATTTTTGTTTTGATTTTCCATTTTCTACCAGTGTAATTTTTTTACTTTTAAAATAATTTTTTAGAGCCCGTTGTAGATGCCACGTCCTTGAATGACCGTCTCTTTTTTTACACTCATCAAGAAGCGATTTCAATTCGCTATCAATTTCAAGAGCTAACATTATTTTTTTCATACTTAGAGTATAGAATATAAATCAAGAAAAGTCAAGCATTTTCTTTCTCAACCCCAGTATAGCTTTTCCGTGTTTTTGAAAAATAGTTTTTTAAATGGCAGAATTATATCTCACTTATCGTTACCTTGAAGCAGTCTTCGGAGTGATCTTCAAAAACTTCTACACTCCCTTTTTTTATCTGCCTATCGTTTAAAAAAATTATTCCCTGGAGCGCGTCCATAATCCCTTTTGGAAGGTTAAAACAATCGCAGTGTTTTTTATTTTCAAAGTAAGCGTAGATTGATACGGCCAAATCGCACTCAAGAGGCTTACCTTTATATTGCATTGCGGTATAACTGCGGACAATCTTTTCAAAATCCTTAAATTTTCTTGACAGGAAAAAATATCCTTTTCGGTTGGCTATTTTTTCGTTATCTTTACTTATAAGCCTAAAGGGGTAAGAAAGGGTTATCATATATACTAAAATAAATCATACGTTACCATTGCCCCCACGAAAGCTCCGCCACTTTCTTTCGTTCCATACAGCCCCCCGCCTACACTTAAATGTAATCGCCTTGTTTGGTTAATAATAGTTTGTTCCGACTTCTGCTCTATCTTATCAACTTTGCTTCCAGGAAGCGCGATTACAACCGGCTTATAAATATTATCAGAAGGCTTGGGGAATAATAAGTTCTTTAATTGGAATAACCCCGCCAAAAGAACGATTATAAGAACACCAACAAGGAAGATTTTAAATAGCCTGCTTGAGGCTTTTATCCAATCTTCCTTGCCGTTGCCTAAAATAAATGATTTCAGGCTGAATTTAAACATTACTTCTTTAATCCCCCGAATACCTTAAGCCATATCAGCATAGCCGCGCCGCCGATTACAATACCCACAATCAACGAAAATAATTGTATCTGCATAAACACCTCCTATATTTTTTGTATTTCCTCTAACGTCATTTCGTCAGGGTAAAGCACCTGCTTTGCCCTTAAATAGTTTTCTTCCGCATTATTGGCGTTAATATCGCCAAACCTGCACCGTTCCTGCCAAATACAGTAAGCAAGCCGTTTAATAGTTTCTTCTTTGCTCTCTTTCATTTTGTCTTCGCCTCTGCATTTTTAATGACTACCGAGTGCAAAATATCAACCCTCTCCGCAAGCCTGCCATACCAGTAAATCGCTATAAATATATTTATTAAGATTGTTGCTGATATCCCGATAATCGCCAACCGCCACTTAGAGCCATTTTTGATATGGTCGTGGATGTCGTCTATTGAGCCGTTTATGCGCTTATCAAGATTGACAACAGTTGTTTTTACTATCGCCATATCCTCACATAGGCTAACGTGGTCTTTGCAATAATCGCTCATTTTGTTTCTTCCTTTGGCTCTACCGGTGCTTGTTCTGCTCTCTGTTTTTTTTGTATCTTGTCATTAACTATCTGGATATTTATCCTGTTCTGTTCGCCAACTTCATAAAGGTCGCACTTTAACGCCTTTAACTCTGTAACCGTCATTTTATCTAAATCTAAACCCTGTTGAACCATTAGACCTCCTTTTTAAGTATGCTTTCGCCTCTGGTCTTATGTTTCCCTTCGCCCACCAATCAGGATAATCTTTAAGGGCTGGAGCTATTAAATCGGTAATTACTTTAGCCGTAGTTATATGCACCCTGCATTGAACCTCTGGGGGTTTTGACATATCACCCGTTGTTTTCCAGTTAGAATGATGACAACCTTGTTCGCAGCCATACCTACCTTCGCAGGTAAGGCATTTCTCTGACTGTATTCTTTTCTGACATTCAATATGGCGGTTTTTTATAAGGTTTCCGAAACCCTTTGCAGTTGCATTAAGTATCTCGTCTATATGCCCGAAACAACAATCTCCGTCAATAGGCTCTGTAACAAATCTATGGCAAGGATACATATAACCTGTAACGCTAAAACAGATTAAAGTTTTACCAGCAGAGCAATAAAACTGTGCTGACTTGTTCGTATATCTGCACGCCATATCTCTTGAATGATAGTAAGTATAAAACGGCTTTCCCATTTTTACCCGTTCAACAAAAAACTCTCCTATTAGATACATCTGGCGGTCAAGCTCTTTCATATCTTCTTCTGTCCAGTTAGCGTAATAATCAAGCATAGGCGTAGCACCTATCGAACCGGCTTCTACACACTCACGAACACCCTGTGCCGCCCACTTGATAGTTTCGGGAGTAACCGTCATTCTTCGGTGTCCTCGTTCATCACTAAAGAGCTTCGTCATTTCCTGAAACTTCTCGTAAGTATTAGGGCGCAAAGTGTCTTGTGCCGCCTTGCAACCCGATAATCCTCTAATGAGATGAACTTTATTATCTTTACAATATTGCGCTATCTCTGGAGTTCCAACCACACCATTAGTAAATACTGTATAGTTAAGAGGAATATTTAATTTCTTTGCACCCTCAATAAAATACCTTACCTTTTCAAACCGTAACATTGGCTCACCGCCATAGAAATGAACCATTGTATTTTTATCTTTGCGGTGATTTTGACGGCAGAACTCAAGGATTTTATCAAGTGTTTCATCAGTCATATCTTGGCGTTCTTCCCTGCCTTTAATTGTTTGGTTACAAAGGTAACAGTAAGAACAATGCAAATTGCAATGAGTAGTTATTTCAATATCAAGAGAAGTTAAAGGGTATAGTTTATCCATTAGTTAGCCTCACATTCACATTCACAAGTGCAAACTCCATCACACTCACAGGGGCAAACCTCACATTCACATTCGCACTCACACTCGCAGGGGCATCCTTCACATTCGCACGGGCATCCTTCGCATTCACACTCACACTCGCATTCACAAGGACAACCTTCACACTCACAGGTACAGGCTTCGCATTCGCACTCACATTCGCATTCGCAAGGACAAGGGTCGGAAATCATAAGCTGAAACTCCGTTCCACTTCCTGTATCTTTCGCCCATACCTGATAAGGAACTCCTGGGTCAGCAAACGGGATTACTCTATCCCATAAATATATTCCTGTTTCAGTTATCCTCATTGCTTCATAACCACTACCGAAACCGCCAGCTTCAAAGATTAAGGCATTACGCCCCCCAAAAGCCATATATCCTGCGCTATCACCTTTTGCATATCCAATATACTGCGTGCTTGAATATCCAGTTGCGATAAATCCCATTACTGACTGTTGCGTGCCTCCAATAGTTAGCGCGAGAGGGTCGGTGAGTGAATTTGGAAACGTGCTAACCATATATGCCTGTAAGGCACTAGGATTACCAAGCAAAGTTTGAACTTGTCCAAACCTTCCTTGAGCGAGATAACACCCGCCACCCGTATATGCCCCGCCATTTAACAGCATTGTCGGAGGATATTTTTTCAAGGAAATATTATCAATAGTAAACCTAGCCAATGTGCTTGGAGAAAAATTGATTAACCAGCTTGAAATGGCTGTTGGAAGGTTAAAATCTTCTGTATACGTCCCTGCTGTTGTTCTGCTTGTCAAAACCGTTCCGCCGACCGTTGGGATAACACTTCCTGCTGTCATTGCAGATAGCGTATAGGTTAGTTGATACCTAAACCCAGGCTCAAGTTTACCAGCTAAAGATTGCGAAAGCGGAGCTGTGCCATTTGAGCTATGAAGAACAGTATTTGATGAGTAGGTATAACCAGCACCAAGGCTCCACCCGCTTGCTGAACCCGTGAACGTTCCGTTTGTAATTATTTCTGTAGCACTTAATGCTTGTGTAAAAGTATATAAAGAATTATCAATAAGCAACCCACCTGTTGAAATATATGGACAGCGACCAGAGGTAAGATTAGTAATATATAAATCTGTTAGGCTTGGACTTCCGCTATTATACCAAGCGCCAAATACGGGGTCGGATTCGGTGGTTAAATAAACACTGGTATCTAGCCCCAAGAGTCCAGCAGTAACTTTTAATAATCCTGTATTTAAACCAACAAAAGTCTGCGGCGCAGTCTGGTCAAGTTTGAGGTAGCGTAAGTCTAAATCAGAAACATCAGAAGTTGACATTCCTATTTTATCAAGGTTGCCCGTTGAAGGATTTATCTTATTTTCTTCGCTCATATAAATAACTGATAATATTCAACGTAAGTAAGAGAAGCCCTGTTAGTAAAGTCGGTTGACATCTGCGCTGGTTGCCCTGCTTTAGCGTAATACTTATAAATCGCAAGTCCGCTTGAGGTTGTAAGTTGCTGAATAATATAAGAGCCTGCCTCGTTATAAAAAGCGTAATAACGCGGGCTTGAGTTTACCTCATCACTTCGGGTTACGTTAAATAGCCCGCGAAACTCGCCTTTGGGGACGTAAAGCCTGTTAAAATCTGTTAGTTCAAAAGCCATATTACACCGTTGCTAATCCCAACCAATACTCCGTTCCGTTTACTTTTACTTTTACTTTATGCGTTAACGCAGTAGTGCTTATCGTTACAACTGTTTGCTCTAAATATAATCCAAGAGTTGCCTTGCTATCTGTGCTATCTACAGAATATATTTGTATTTGGTTTGCTACGGCTGCATCCGGGGCTGTCCCATTTCCGATATTCAAAACCTTGGTTGACCCTGTTTCAATGGTAGTAGTTCCTATTGCTACGTTTCCTAAAAGCAATCTCATTATCTCCGTTGAAACTCCACCGACATTTAATAAAAAAGCTAATTCATTGTTGTTGCCGCTAACTTGACACCCTGTTATTTTTGCCGGTAACGTAATTCCTGCGTTTCCTTCAGTCGGATAAAATTCCATACCAACGTCAGAAGCCCCGCCAGCGCCGCTATGCCCCAAACGCAAAGCGATGTATTCCGTGGAGTTGGTTCCTCCGTATATATGGACTTGCTCATCAGGGTCGTTTGTCCCTATCCCAATTTTGCCATTTGATTTTATAACCATTCTGTCGGAAATAGCACCCGCTCCGCTTCTGTTTGTAAATCTTATAGCATTGCCATACGTCCCTGTTCCTAACCCATAAGCCATAATATGAACATAGCCATCATTAACTACACCGCCATCATTATATAAAGGTTGTAAAGTTAATTGGGCGCCTCCGTCAACGTCAACCTGTCCGTTTTGTGCGCAATAAAGTGTAGTGCAGGCCGTAGTAGGTAAATTAGTCTTTACCCTATCAAATAGCGTCATTGGGTTACTTTCAATGACGGAAATATCTCCGATTAAAATATCTCCATATACTGCAAAGGTGGGTTTTGTCGAAGTATGGGGAATGTCAGGTAATTCCCTGCTTGGGTCCCAAATGTAAACTCTTTGCCCCCCTGTTACAGAAGCTAAACAAAATTTTAAATCAGCGTTTGAATTGGGGTAAATAGCCAGTATCGGGTCAGTTCCCATAGAAACCGCGCTAAACCCAGGATTAAATGTCCATGCCGCAGTTCCTTCTTCATTTATTACTAATGTTGCCGCAGTAATTGAAGATATATTAGTTGTCCCTGCAGATAAGGTTGCTATTGTTGCCGTGCTTGATGTCAGATTGGTTATCGTGCCGGTTGTAACATTGGCAGTTGGGATATAAGCGGTTGTTATACGCCCCGTAGTTACAGTTAGATTTGTGATAGTGGCGGTCGTAATCACGGCAATCGCTATACTCGCATTGGTAGAAATATTTAAAGTCCCAAAACTTAATGCAGCCGTTGGGTGTACATCCTGGATAGTGTTTAAAAGCGTTGAGGTAGTCTTTAAATTTGTAGAATTGAAACCAAGCGACAAAATATTTGAAATTAAAGATAATGGCTTTGTGGCTGATATTATTGAAGGGTTTACTACGTTTATAAACCCCGTTCCTGATGTATCCCAACCGATTAAATATCCTGCTGTCGGTTCTGGTAATTCCAAACTGCTTCCAGTTATCGCGGAAGTAATCGGCATTTTTACACTTCTGTTTAAGTCTTCGCTTTTTTCCTGCGAAACGCAAGTGCGCCTGTCTAAGTCGGTTTCTAAAGTATCAGCCGGAAACTGGTTATAATCCTCGTAATCACTTTCCTGTTTATCGGTAGTTTCGCGGTAAACTGTCAATGTGCCGGTGCCAGTTGAGGCCGCGCTTACTAAGGTTAACGTTCCGCCTACGCCGTCAGAATTTAAGGATACGGTATAGTCGGTAGTGTATACAAGGGTAGTATTTACCCCTCCCGTTGTAGATATAGCCTTAATATCGGTTGCCGTCAGGGCCCGGAAGGTAAAATCAAAGGTTGAGGTTACGCCGTTTAATACAAAACTTGCCTTTCTTTCGGTTGTTTCTACGCTCATGGTTTTAAGCCTCCGTTTTTAAGGTTGACAATATGGGGGGAAAGTGGTATATAGAAATTGATGGAAATATTTAATCTTTTTACTATCTTGCTAACTCCTTTATTCTGGTTTCTGTTGTTTCTCTCTCCGCACATTAGTTTCACCGGTATTCGTCCATTAGACGCTATGCTTATATCAGCATTGTGTGCCGGTATGATAACCATAGCTTTGAAACAAAGCGATAATGATTATTGTAAAGACAAACGCCGTATTTAATCCAACTCATAATGGCTCCAATCCTTTCTTTTTTTGTTTTTTCGGTTTACCAAGAACTTCCCCCTTCACAATCCGTTTAACCGCTAAATAAGGGAAACCACTTAATTTACTGATTGCGTCAGCAAGATTATCTAATTTTTTCCACATATCTTTTGCGTTATAAGCGCCCCAAAAATCTTGTATCAGCGATTCAAGAGGCGTGGCTGTTGACATAAAACCGCTTGCTATGGCATTCGTAAAATTGCCTATATAAATTAACCCACCAAGCGCGGCATTTAGAATATCTTTTGCCAGTTCGCCTAAGTCTTCGGGCAATCTTTTTCTATTGATAATCCCAATCATTAACGCAGGGGTAATCAGGTAAAAAACAAGGTTGCTTGAAAATTCTGCCGCCCCTATTTTTCCTTTTTGTTTTTTCAACACACTCTCAAGCAAAAGGTTAAAATTCTGGTTTGGCTGATTTCTAAAAAGGGTATATAGTTTCTGGTATTCCCTACCCCTGAAGGTATCAGGCAGATTTAATGCCCCGCTCATTGGCTGGGTTCTGCGAATTACCATATCGGCTTGGTTGACCGCTTCCGTTTCTGTCATATTGTCCGCTTTAGTTCCCTCATAGGCCGCAAGCCAAACAATATCACAAGTGGCTTTATCTACTATAGTCCAGGGCAGCATACTTTTTTCTCTCATAAGCTGCATTCCGGTTACCTTATCTATCTGTTGTCTTTTTGTCCTTTGAGCTATTATTTCCCCCAACTCTCTTTCTTGTCTCATTGCCCTGAATTTCATCAACGTACTTTTTCCGTCTATTTTTTCATTCCAATCTAAAGGCGAAAGAATAAATTTGTATAATGCCTTTGTAGTATTCCATTTACCTGCCATCTCCATACCTTGCACAAAAGATATGGGCGCTTTCATCACCGATTGAAGATTGCCCCCGATAACCGCAACCGCGTAATTAGTTCTTAACCATTGAATTAACTTTTCGGTCGCGTCCATTGATTGCTTATCCGCGCCATAAGCAACATCTTTAAGCCACTTTTCCAAAACTTGATGATATTTATTGCCAAATTTTTCCTTAACAGCGTTTTTGATTTCAGAGTTATTAAGTATTTTATTAGCGTCCCGAATGGACTTGGCGAAAGCCTTATAATGTTCTACTTTGCGTTGGTTTCTTAAAATTACGCCAAAATACGAAAAGTCAGAAAATCCTTTGGCAGAAGATACCCTTTCTTTGGTAAATCCTTTTGATACCCCTGCCCTGCGGGCATAATTACGTTCTAAGATATCTTTTTCCAGTTCTTTATTAAAAGAAACATCCTCTACCCTGTCTATCGGAAAATATTGATCTTCTTTGCCTAAATGCACTCCTTCAAGCTCGGTAAATATTTTATCAAGTAAAGGATATTGATATTCGTCATAATAACGAAGCATTTCTCCTATTGCATTTTTTTCTTGCGCATTAAGAAAATTACTAATCGCCGTTATATCCTCATCGGTAATCCCGCTTCCAATAAGGTGTACTCTGTTGCTATCATTGAAAGAATTGGCATATATGAATAACGCCTGGTCTTTAGTCATTCCTTTAAAGCGCCCAATATCATATTTCTTGTTAAATATCTCGGCAAAATTAAGCCCTTTGTGAATATCTTTTATCGTATCGGATGTTTTCTGGCTTTCCTCTAATTCAGATTTTTGGCTTTCCCAGAGAGGAGTAAAAAGCGTATTGGTAATAATCCCGGGGTTTCCGCCGTCAAGGATATTTAACATTAGTTCCGGGCGCATATTGGTAATAATATAATTCTTAATACTCTCAAGAGGTTTGTCTTTAAGGCTTTTGTTCTGTTCCCTTAATGCCTTTACGATAGAATTATCCTCGCTTAATCCTTGTCCCTGGGTGATAACATTTATCATCTCGTTTTTTATATCATCAAACTTGCGCTCTTGTAAAGCAGTAAGAAGTTTATCTTTAAGTCTGCCCTGATGATAAAGCCGGGTAATGGTTTCTTTTAAATCCCTTAATTCCTGCGTAGTCATTTCATCAATAGAAGTTTTATCAAGTAAAGCAAGTTTCTCTTCGGGGATGTTGATTTCTTCTCCCTGCTCTGCCATCCGTTGAACATACTGGCGCATATTCTCAATACTGGCTTTGCCTTTTTCGCTTATCTGTTTAAGCAAGAATTTTGATTTTATGTTTTCAAGCGCGTCTTTATATTCTACCGGTAAATTTTTAGTAGGCTGCCTTTCAAATAAATCCCTTAAATCAGAAACAAGTTCGCTGCGTTCTGACTGTTCTTTAATTTTTAAAAGCCGTTCGGTTATTTTTGGCAAAGCTTTTTGTAATTGTGCATTGGTTTGAATATTTTTTATTGTCCGCAGAAACTTTGCTTTGTCTTTCGCTTCAAGGCTTAAGCCCTCTATAAAGTCAATAATATCTTCTTGTGTTTGTTTAATTTCTGCTTTTGTTTGTATTTTCCCTTCCCTTATCCCCATCTCAACTGCCTTAATTTTATCTGCCAAAAGAGTAGTTTCTTTTTTGGTGATAAAGCCGGGCTTATCTATTTCTATCGCATCAATTAAGTCTTTACGGGATTTTTCTAAACCTTGTAGGTATTCTTTTAATGCTGTTTCGTCAGCAATATCTATCCCCCTATCGCGTAATTGCTGCATTGCCTCATCTACACTGATACCACCCTCTTTAGTAATATAAAAAGAAGGTATACCTGACAATTCTTCTTTAAGGTATTCATCTTTATATTTTCTTATCGTATGCTTAAATTCTTGACGAAGTTCATCTACTCCTTCCAAAGTGTCTTTGGCGGCCTTAACCCTCTCTATCTTATCTTCCATTGCTTGAATTTGTTTCTGTAAAGGGGTAATCCCCGATATATCTGGTTTAACTTTTTCAGGAGTAATCTTAATTTCTGGTTTCACTTCTGCCTTAATCTCTTCTTTTTTCTCTATCAACGGAGCAATAACCTGCTTTTCCTGTCCCGCTTGCTGTTCTTTTAATTCAGTAATAATCTTATTCAGCAAATTTACATCTTCGGCTTTCTTAATGAGTTTCTGATGCCCCATAGTAGTTGTAGCATCAACTGCCGCGCCTGGAGCGGATATAACTGCGAGCCCCGCTGCCGCCCTTGTAGTGGTTTCATACATCCTGTTTATCCATTCTTCTTTTGTGGGAACAGCGTCAGGATTTTCTTCAATCATCCCCGCGATGGTTTCAACAGCCAAACTTGTAATTTCCTGTAAATCTTCTTCTAAAACCTCTCCCCCGACATTTTTTAAATATCTGCCTATCACTTGAGTTATTGCGGCTTTACCTGCCTTACTTTTTGCAACTTTAGAAAATGCCTGTTTAAAGGGTTTATCCAATAGTTTAAACTGCATTAACTCAATAGTGCCGATGATAGCTCCGCCTGTAAGCGCTAATGATTGGGCGGTTTGAGGACTTATCCCTTTTTCTACCATATCCAAATAAAGACTTCCACCTTCTCTCTCAAGTGTATTCTTTATAACTCCGTAAGCATAACCGGTAGACATACCGGCAGAAAAAGCCGTGGGGACGGTTATCATTTCTTCTGGAAGCGCTATCTGCGGCCCTACTTGTCCAGCCGCCGCCGTTATAGTTGCAAATCCACCGCCCAAGATTAAGCCTTGCTTTAACCCTTCCTGCATTGAACTAATCATATAAGGAACAAGCCCCGCCGCTTCTCCCGCTACATACTTAAAGGGATGTTTTTTAAAGGATAAATCTTCGTAGGGCCCGGCTTGCGTCATCCAGTAGTCTCTTGCCTTATTCCCTTCTTCAAGGGCTATCTTGGTATCCATTTTCCCAAACATTGCAGACATTCCATATCTTGAACGTTCTGAATGCGCCCTGTCGGAATTTAGTTTGAATTTAAGATAATTAGGCAAAGTCGGAACGGTCTGCACCGGCTCGGCTAATAAATCTTTCGGCTTGCTTTCTTCCAATAAATCAACAGGCATTATTCAAACCCAATTTTTTTTAATACTTCTTCCCTTGTTAAATTACGTTTCTTCATTGTGTATGCTATATCTTCCTCAGACGGCATTTCTTTCACAGCTTCGCTTAACTCGACGCTTATTCTTTCTTTGATAACATCTGTAACCGCGTCTCTGGGGTTTTGTCCCGCGATAACTTTTCTAATTAAATTCCCATACATTTCCGCTTTTATCCTTGCCTGCGCTTCTGATGTGGCATATAACTTTGATTGAGCGGATAACTGGCTTAAAGCGCTTTGAAATACCGGGTCTCTGTAAAAAGTTTTTGAAGTTTCACTTAATAAATCATTCATTTGCTTGTCAGTAATATAACCTTGAGCGTTAGAATTTATAACATCAGCCCTAAACTTTGTAATTTCTTCAAACGGGATTTTTCCCATTCCAAACCAAGATGCCTCTTTTTGAGCCATAACAGAGTTTCTTTCTACCAGCTCATTAAATTTAACTATACTATCCAGCGAAGTTGGTTTCTCTAGCTTAACACTCTTCAAACTATTCAGCGCCGCCTCCGCGAACTTCGGGTCTATCAATTCATTATTCAAATCGCTCCTGATAATCTCCGGCGTAAGCGCACCGTCTATCCTCATCTTCACAAGCTCATCTTCTCTCTGATTTTTAGCAAACTCTTTGGCAAGCAAAATTTCTTTTTCCTGTTTCTTCCTTAAATCCTCATTATCTTTTATAACTTCCTGCGCTTCCTTGATTGATTTTTCATAAAGCTTGTAGCCTTCTTCCGCGCTAAAAAGACCGGCTTTTACCTGTTCGTCAATGATAGATTTCATAGCGACAGCACTACTATTTTTTTGCTGTTCGTCCACCGCATTTATATATCTGCTTTTTTCTAAGTCTATAAGCCTGAACGCGCTTACTCTTCCTACATCAATTAACTTTTTATTATAGATATTATCTATTTTCAAATTAGCAAGCCGGTTGCCTAAATCAAAATCAAGAGCGACTTTTTGTTCTACAAGTTTATTCTGAAAGCCCTTGAGGTTTCTTTCCTTTATCTTCTCTATCTCCTGTTTATATGCGGCAGAATTATTATGTTCAGGGTCGTTGTTCGCTTTGTTAATTACTTCGTTTAATTCTGTTTCATAGTTGGCGCGGGCGGTTGTTTCCTGAACGACATCTACCGCATTTTGCCATTTCTGTTGTATCTCCGCGGCCGCCTCAATCAACGGCACTCCAACCTCTGCCCGTTCTTTAGCCTCATTCCTTACAGGCGCGGCAGGCTGGCTGGTTATGTTTCGTTGGCTATCATACGTTGGCAAATTTGGCAAATTTACCTCCTTAATACCCCGAAAATGGGTTTGTATAAGCATTCATTGGGCTGTAAGCCAATCTTCCATATCCGCTTGAGCTTCTTGTCAAAGTATTTGTTGTATTCGCAGTCCCGGGCGTAAGCCACCCTGAACGCATACTATAATCAAAACCGCCTTTTAAAATAGTAGAAAACGCATTCATATACCCTTGTGTTTTAAGAGTAGAAGCCCTGCGGTTATATACATCCGCGCCGGCTAAAGAATAGCGTTTCTGCACTTCAAGATTGTATTGCCCTACCTGTTTATCCATTTCAAGCTGGGAAAGGCTGTCAACCATAACAGCCGCTGGAGAGCCAGAAAACATCAATCCGCTTTTAGCCGTTCTTGCTATGGTTGTGCCGGAAAGTTGTCGCTTAGCCCTTTCATATTGCCCTGCCTCAATCCCCTTCTGCGTATCTATAACCCCAGCTTGCTGTTGATATAGCCCTGCGTTGTATTTGGCTTCATTACTTTGCGAAAACCCGCTCATCAAAGAAGTGGACGCGCTCGCTATAGTCGAAGCAAGTGCGAGCGCTGCCGACATTGCTGTTGCCATTGCCATATTATTTGTCCTCCGTGGTCAGTATAGGCATTACGCTTAATAACTCTACCGGCAAGGGGTCTTCATTCCTAATCATAACTTGCGAACCATAAACATAATCACCGTTAAAAGTGATATTCGGTATAACGCCGGTATATAATAATTCAGGTGTTCCCATTAAAGTTGTTGGGTCGCGCCAATTTATCTGTTCAAGTTTACCTTCATCCCCTCCGGTCAAAAATCCTAAATGAGAACGGTTGACTTTAAATGATACAGCGTTTATCCTTTGAATTTTACCTTGCGCCGTGCCTCTTGCAGAACCTGCCTCAATTGGTAAAGTAAGCAAAGTTTGGTTGTAAGGCAATCCCGCAAGCACTACAAAATAATCATAAGCAAGGGTTATCGTTCCGCTTGATACTGTCTTATTTGGCTTATCTAAACCACCGTCAGCCAACACAACAACAGTCTTAGCTTCTAAATGGTCTAAACCTGATATTTCGCTGACTGATAAACCCCAGCGTCCGGCGGCATAACTGGTTGTAGAAAAGTTATATTTTGTAGTAGCCAATACAATGGTTGAGCTTGAAACGGTGTCTATCTTCGCCTCTCCCAGCATAACACCGTCAGCGTCTATTGCTCTTATCCTTTGTCCCACGTCTCCGGCAGAAAAATAAATATCGGAAGCGGTTATCCTGATACTGCCCGCAGTAGCGTTTAAAGAAATAGTAATAGCGGTAGGAGAAGCGGTCTGGTCGTAAGCGTTATAGCGTAATCCACTATGCACATACCAACACATATCTTGCCTATCGGGCACCTCTATATTTTTAAAGCGTTCTATGAAGCGTTTAGTTGCTCCCCCGATTGTCCGCTTGACTACAACCCAAACCTCATCATAAGCGTCATCTTGCGAAGGAATTACCGCAACACTCTCATAATATCCGTCCGTAACTTGCCTGCTCCACGCCTGAACCTCTTGGTCTATCTCTCTGGTTAAGGTTGATAAAGTGCCTCCGGTAGTTACGCAATAAAGTATGGTTTCAGGGTTTTGCTGATAATCCATATCCCTGATACCGTCTCCTGTTATATGCGGAGAGAATATAGTTTTATCAACAGATTTGTAAGTATCTAAATCCCAAAAATAAAAAAGTTCCCTTATTTTTTTACCGAAACGCTGTATATAATAAAAAAAGTTTCCTATCTTCTTCGGTATAATCGCCTCGCTTCCCCAACTTGTCTGTTGCTTAGCTTGTGCGCTTGAAGGTGTAATACCGTCAGTATCGCTGCCGGTAACTATAAACTCACCGCCGTAAGTCCCCGCTATAAGAGCAGAGCCGGAAGCTAACCACTTAATTTCATTAGCTTCGTTTGAGGCGAGTTGTAGGTTTAAAGCGTCATCGTCATAACTTGCCTCTATAGAAAACTCATCATAAGTAAATGGCTGGCTTCCCCATATCTTTTGAGGCTCATGATCTGTCCTTGCCATATAAAGACGCCTTTCGTGGAAAACTATACAAGAAGGCCATCCCCTAACATCACTCCACGCCCCCTCCGCCCAATCAGCAGTGGGTGCTGTATCAGCCAATTTTTTAATTACCGTTGCTGATATATTCTTTGTGTCCGAAACCGCCGTAATTTTAATATATCCCTGAACGGCTAACCCCGTGCTTGCGTCTGTTATGGCGGCGCCGATTTTCCAGTAAGTCCCTACGTGCCCGCGAGTTGAGGCAGATGATACCGTAAAAATTGCGGTTGATGAGCTAAGGGTTATGGCTCCGGTTACGGCACTTGCATTTATGGTTGTGGCGGTCGTGTTATCATCTAAAAACGGCCCGCCTAAAAAATCAAAATCTGTAAGTGTCCAACTATTTGAAGCAAGTCTTGTTAATTTCTGCGGCTTATGGTCAGGGTGGACTAAATATATAACATCATTTATCTGCGCGAATTGAACGTCAAATAACTCGCTTTCGGTAAAGGTATGAGCTACTTCAAAGGGAGTTGTGCCGGTTGAAACTACCACTGCGCCGTCAGTAAAAAACCTAAAATATCCAACGCCAAACTCAATCACATAAGCGTCTGTCCGGCTGAATACGAATTTAATCAGCCTTACAGTTGAGTTAGTGCTTAAAGCGGATAATTTCGTTTCTCTTATAAATTCAGTCCCAGGGGTTGATATTGCAGAGCCATATGGACGGCAGATAAAGTTTTCTACTGTTTCGCAGGCGTTTTGATATTGTGCTATATCTGTCCTTCCGAATAAAGAAGGGCCTAACTCCCCGCCGGCAAAGCTGGTTTGTATGGGGTCAACTCTCATATTTAAAAAGTTACTCCGCCGTCTTGCGTTTTAGCTCTCTCCCAAGCATCATCTTTTAAATATTGATGTGTCCCTGTCTGCGCGTTCTCGCTTCTCGCATTAGGCAAAGATACTTTTTTATATTTCTCAAGCATTGCCTCCGCTTTAGTTGAAGAATTTAAAATAAGAAAAGCTATGTCAGCGGCGAGCCTGTCAGCGAAAGCGTCTATAAAAGATATTGAATATTTACTCGGCGCGTCAAGATAATAAACGTAGCGTAAACCAAGCCCGCTTGTATCAGAGATAATATATTCCCCTTCTTCCCGCCATATAGCGTCATCGTCATTAGTGCCGAATATCCTTATGCAATCGGAAGGACGCTGGTAAATGATAGTTTCTCCGCTGTCATACCAGGCAAGGTCAGTATCAACTTCGGCGGGTAACGTTCTTTTTGTAGCAAAATTCCATTGACACTCGCTTAAAATACTTCGTAACGCTATTTCATAAACCCTGTTTAACGCCCTGGCGTTTGAGCTATCATCGTCTATGTTTGTGATAGGTGAAGCCCCTAACCTGGTTAAAGACATATTGCATATTTCAGTTTTGCTTATTGCCATAGACACCCCTTAAAAGAAGCAGAGGGAGATTTCTCTCCCCCTGCCAAATTGGTTACGTGTAACGGACGATTGTTCTAATCGTGCAAGATGTGGTTTCTGACGCTTTTCTTCCTATTGAAAGGATAATCGCCGTTGTGGTTGAGCCGGTAGTTACATACGCCATACCGTCAGCGTTATTCATACAAGCATAGGTAGTATTATCTGCATACTTGCTAAGAGCTGTCGGCACGGTTATTTCAACGTTGTTAATAAATTTGTCTACGTCTCCGATAACACCTATTGCGAGAGTGCTTCCTGTCAAACCGTTTTCCGTAGTCAACGCCGGATAAAAGGCTTCAACGGAAGTAATCTTTTTGTTAGGCGGTATCCTTGCGATAACCACAGTATCAGCCGTTGTGAGGGCTGTAGTGCCTATGGTAATAGCCGACATCCAAATCTTTTCAACGCTTTTAATGTAACCGTCCGAGATGTAATTGTCTCCGCTTCCGCCCGCGTCATATTTCGCTACTGTATCTCCGTAATATGTTGCCATAATGATTCTCCTTTACGCCTATAGCGTAATTACTTATGCCTCGTTAATGTCAACTCGTGCTACTCTTTCCTCTTCAAGCCGGACGCCGCCGATATTAAGCTCATAGTAAACCTGCCAGGAATAGCTTAAATCCGTCCTTTCATCAGTCCTGACCATAGGCTGCGCTGCCATAGCCAAACAAAGAGCGTATTTGTGATAAGCAATACAGCTTCTTGTAAGGGCAGCAACATTCGTAAGCCTTGTTGAGGTAATCCATTTAAAACCGAGCCAGGTGTCAATATCGCCGCGAACAAGAGCCTTAACCGAGTTGTAATCGGCGGATGTTGCTTCGGTTACTCCGAGCAAATCCTCTAATCCCTGCGGAGACACGACAAAATAGCGGTCTTCCATTTCAATATCGTTGTCATCAAGCAGCCTCTTGGCGTTTAAAACCTTGGCTAATGTCAAACCGGTTGTCGTAGCGGCTACTATCATCGAAGAACTGAAAGTAACGGAAGTCGCGCCTGTTTCGCCTGTGTAAGCTGTGCCGAGCATTGCAGCGACTATCACGTCATCAATCTTTCTGCCTAAACTCTGCGCGGCAGCGATTGTATAGGCGCTTCTTGGGTCAGAAATAGTCCTTAACTCATCTCCCCTGTCAAGCATCCTATTATCGTGATAATCAACCAATGTTCCCATTCTGCGGGCAAGTGTCGGGTCATTGTTCGGTGTAGCAGCGTTCCTTGAGGCTTTCGTTTCCATTGACCATTGCCCTATCTGGTCTTGAAAAAAGTTTTTGCCATTAACATTCGGCTTTATATAAACCGTGTTAATCAACTTGGAATATTTTTGCTGGGCAAGTTGCATAATATTCCGTGAATACGCTTGCGCATAAATCGTTGCCTGTGTGTCTGCCATAAAAAAACCCTCCTTAGAAGTTACAACTAATCTTTTGCTTTAGATTGATTGTCCCTTTTAAGAAGGGGTCAACCTCTTCGCAAACCTTTTTGCAGGTCTCCGTAGAGATTGTCTGCTAACACAAAGAAGAAAGTTAAAGGGGCGTTTTAAGCTTATCCTTTAGCTTTCGCAATTACAGAATAATAGGAATTAACTAGGTCTATCGCACGAGTCCTTTCCTGCTCCGTTGACTTTTCGTTGTTGTAAGGATGCTTCGGGTCTGCCAAAATTTTATCTATTTCAGCCTGGGCATCCTCGCCGCTTAATGAAAATTTCTTATAACTAAAATCACCGATTTTATTCTCGGCAAACTGGTTTCCTATCTTTGACAGAAACTTAATTCCTCTCGGGTCTTTAACCAGAACGGCGGTTAAGAAATCCATAGTCTCCTGGTCTCCGGCAAACTGGTTTATAACCGTCTGCCCCAAGTCAATGTTAGCCTCATAAGCGTCTCCCCACTCTCCGCGCAGTTGATTGATTGTCTGCGTCATTGCCGCCTTGTGAGTTTCCATTGCTTTTGCATAAGCCTGTTTGCTCATTTCCGTATATGCACCCCAAAGACCTTTAGCTTGCGTGGGGGTAAGCTTAAACGAATGAACAGTCTCAGCGAATTTCTGTTTATCAAACGTAATGCCTTTCATACTTTCGGGAATTTCCGCGTCAGGTAATCCGTATTGCTCTGCCTTGTCGGGTATGCCTAAAGCCTTTGAAAAACGCGCCCAGCCTTCGGTATCTTTATCATCTTTGGGTATAGGCACCTTATCGTGCCCTAAAAGTTTCTCTAATGACAAATGGCTTTCAATAGCCTTGCCAAGCCCCTCGGCAGTATCTTCAAACTTCTGCAATGTCGGGCTGTTGCGTAAGTCAGGGTTGATTTTTTCTTTCCAAACAAATACTGGAGGAGTTCCTGCTGCAGCACCAGCACTACCCGCAGCCGCTGCACCTGCCCCTGCTCCGGCTGCCGCACCTGCTCCGCCATCCCCGCCGCCATCGCCAGGGTCTCCTTCATACAAACACAATGGCATAGTGAATAAATTCAGCTTACCCAATGGGTTTGATTGTCCGAGTAATCGGGTCAAATTATCCATATCATCTCTCCTTATTTCTTGCCCAAGTTACAACTTCCTCGGGCGTTAACCTTAACAACGTCTTAATAGTAGCGACTACCTGCCGCTTGCCATCGTTGATAAGTGTCATTTCTTTGCTTGTCGGGTCAAATACGCTTTGATACCAACCGCAGGCTTCCTCTAAAAACTTCATAACCTCTTTACCTTGCGGGGTATCTAACGAAGTGCGCAAGTTACTTTGTAATCCCTTAACGTAATCAATGTCGGTTAATTTAATCATTACTCAAAATTTTTCCTTCCACGTTGCGTAGCCTCTGCCATTTTTGCATCTGCTTCTGCGGCAACCTTCGCGGTTTGCACTCCTGCACCCAACATCTGCATTTCTTGAACCTTGGCATTTTGTTGCGCCCTTGCCTCTCTTATCTTTTTAACTTCCTCATCATCCCTTAAAACTCTTATGGGCGCGCCGACTATACTCCACGTTTCATCAACCGTCCTGTCGGGGTCTATCTTGTCTAATACTTCTGGATTGAATTGCGCCATTTGCCCTGTCATTGTCAAAGCGGTTACTAATGAATTAAGTTCGCTTCTTTTCTGCGCCTGCGCTAATTGAGAGATATAATCAATTTCATATTGCGGGTCATCAAGCAATTCATCGGGCGGTTGAGGCAATTTTCCCCTGCGATACAATATACCGATTGTCCTTATGATAATCGGATTTAAAACTTCTCCGGTAAACCTTCCGACTGCGGGGCCCAGCATCGCCATTTTTTCGTTAATGCGTTCCATAACTTCGGGATTATTCATTTGCTTGTCTAATTCCTCAAACGCCTTAAATACATCGCTATACATAAGCGATTTGACTTTCATTGCATAGTATTCAATCGCGCCTACGCCCACTTGTGGGTCTCCGAAGTTACCGAAAGCAAATATATCTTTTGAGCTGTCCATTGCGTCTTTTTTATAATAATTAACAGCCCTTGGGTTAGAGTTAAAAGGCATAATAAAAGCGTTTTCGGGTAAGGCGATAGGCGGGTCAGTATGTTTCATCATCGCCCTTAAATTAGTCTTTGCGATAGCATTTAATATCCTTGCAAACGGCAGGGCTTTCATCGCCGGTGAAAAGCCCCAGGTAATAAAGGGGCGCTTGTCAAACCTGTGGCACATCGCGGGAAACTCGTTATAACCGCCTTCATCAATAGTCTTTTTAGCTTTTATATCAATCCATCTTGCCTCAATAGGCATATTTTCCCTGTTAGCCCTCTCAATCATTCGTATTGAGCGGTTGCCGATAAACAATAGAAACTTATGCTTTTTATCAGGAGCTCTCTGCTTTACCTCATCCTGCATTTCCGTTGATAACTTTTCTACCCCCCAGCGTGTAGCCGCCTGATAAGCTGTATATTCAAACTCAATATAATATTCAACTACCCTTCCCCTTGCGTCCTCAACAACACATACCTGCTTTATAGGCAAACTATAAAACCTTGCGTCCTCTTCATAATCTTCTTCCTCAAGTAAAAGGCTCGTTCCGAATACTCCGCTTGCTTTATAGTTAGGAAGGATTGACTGATAGAAATTACTTTTGTTCAGCGTGTGATATATCTCATCAGATACATCCTCAAGGTAATCGTTTATAGCCTTATTACTGGCAAGTTTCGGATCTTTGTGGCGCAACTTAAACCATTTGCTTGTGGGTGGTGTAAGGTAATTCATAAACCCCGAAGCCAGCACATCAGAGGTTTCAAGCGTGGTAGCGTCCCAAAGAGCATTAAAATCAAGTTCTGTCCCCGGATAATATGATTTGCTTATGTCGGGAGCTTCAACGTAAAAATAATCGTGAAGGCTCTGCCAGTAGCTCTCAAAGTTTTTACGTCCACCCAAAAGCTCGTTATATTTATCAATCAAACTCTCGGCTCTTGATTTACCGGCTTCTTTAATCTCGTTTTTATTTTCCGTCATTACTGGCATTAGGTTTTTCCTCTTGTTTTTGTCGTTTAAGTATTTCTTGCTGGATAACCTGTAAATTATTTTGATTGCGGGATATCTCGCTCATTACGTCAAACGCAAACGCCTTCAACTCTTTTACATCCATTTTTGTAATGTCCATAATTACAACTCCTTTTTATTGTTACCTATGGGGTGCTATATAATTTACATCCAAGGATGTATAATCATATGGCATCCGCCACAAATTGGTATTCTGTTAATCCCATTGTCATAACCACCATTTTTTAAAAGAATAATATGATGCTGATAATTAGAAATATTAGTTTTGCACACAAAACACTTTTTATAGCTTTTATGTTTTTTTCTTCTACGATGAGCGTAAGATTGAGTATTCCCGTCAATTTTTAATTTAGATAATTCAATTAATCTTTCTAAAATTTCTTTTCTCCCTTTATCCTTAAATTGTTTTTTAAATAAAAAACATATTAAATAATTATTTTCAAACGCGCCTTTTGGCTCAACGATTATGCCTTTTTTTAAGTTTTTAAAATAATCTACCCTTACCATAATTCCTTTAGATAATGCGTTTCTATCGCCTTAAATCCCATTTGCTCATATAGCTTTATCAGCTTTTCTGTTTTTGAATTATGCAAGCACGCCATAATCAACTGTGTAAACCCTTCTTCTTTAAGTTTCTTCATAGCTTGATGAAGCAAGAAAACTCCGTATTTTCTGTAAGGCTCATTGACATACCAGATAATTTCTTGGTATATCTTTGCGCCGTTAAACATTGAATTGACTACCTGCCCGGCGATAACGCCCTCACATTTGCCATCCACGATTAAGAGAAAACCATTATCGGAGTATCTTATAATCTCGCTTTTAAGCACTTCAAGGCTGATACCTTTCGTGTCATATTCTCCCGCCGCTTCATTATAAAAATTAGTGCAGATAGCGATAATATCCGAATAATATTTATCGGAATACTTTTCAACTATCATTGACCCAATAATGCCTTTCTTGCTATGTTCGCCTGCCCTGATATGCCAAGAGGCGATGTATAAATGCTTGATGACCTTGACATTGCTTGTCTTCTTCTCTTTGCCTCTGCTGCTGCTCTTGCCCTTGCGTCTGTAGTTGTGGGAGATTGAGGTAAGTCTGGTGTTTTATATCCATCATCCCCGCCGCTCATTGCTGAAGTGATACTGGTTGCTGTTGCACCTGCTATAGCCGATAAACCTAAAATTGCCGCCATTGTTGAACCTATAGCCATTTATCTAATCCCTCCTATTTGAAATAAACTCTCCTCTTTTGAATACTGCGGCATAGACACATACTGCCTATCCTGCTGCCATTTAACCTGCCCTATAAGGCTTACTGCCATAATCAGAGCGTCCGCGAGGTTAGGAGATTTTATTCCCTCTTTGCGCATATCCTCTTTGCTGATAAGGATTTTGCGCCCGTCATTGATATATTTATATTTAAGCGTTGACAACTCTTGTATCAACGCCTCATCTTCAAGCGCAATATGATTTTTAGAAATTAAATCTTTAAGTTTAAAAGCGTTCTCTGTGCGCTTGTTACCATAAAATTTATTTTCGTCATAGCTCATACCGGGGTTACGGAAGCCCTTAAAATCCTCTCTGTTTTTGCCTTTGGTGATAGTGTCAAGCGGGCCCGCACCTATTCCGTCCTCATCAATGATATTCATTGTTGAATTTACAGACGCAGACACCGAAAGAATACGCCCTGTCGTATAATCCAAATCTTTCTTTTCCCATTGCTCAACGTGGCAAACCTTCCAATGTAAAGCGCCCATTTGTTGAATACATACGGCGGCGCATTTGTCGTTGCCATATCGGGCAATGTCGAAACCGGTTAAACGCAATCCATAGCCTTGACGTAATGAGTAATCAAGTTTTCTTACGCTCTCAAGCTCTGTAAATGAGTAAACTAAATCATCTTGGTCTGTCTGCTCGTCAGAGTTGAGGATATATTGCTTGTAATGGTTAGGAGACTCTGTTTCCATGCGCCTTAAATCAGCAATGAAATCAGGTGGCAAGTTCTTTTCGTTAGCGAAAGTATTGGCGGTTAAGCACTCATATTCGCCTTTTATATAATGATATTGCCCTGTAACGTAATCAATTTCTTTTGCCTCTGCTCCGCTTATCCATAAATTCCATACCCAGTTGTGTCCATTAGCATTAGCAATAATACAAAGCGGACGGACATCAGCCCCGTTCTGCTGCCTTAACCTGTCGCGGATAAACTGGAATTGAGTATCGTCCTCAAATTCTTCCGCCTGTTCTATGCCGGCAATGCCGAGATTGATATTCTTTAAAACCTCTATTTCCGCGGCGTGCCTAAACATTAGCTTTGAGCCATTGGGGAAATGATAATCCTTATCGCTTCCGACTTTAACATTGAAGTATTTTTCAAAGTCGCGCATTGTTGAATCTTTAAGGTCAGTAAATTCTTTGCGGACGATAAGGGCGGTTGTGCCGGGATAATCTTCACAATAGTTAAAAATCTTAACAAGCAGCATAAGAGTTTTCCCGCTGCCTATACTTGCTTTAAGGCAGGGAAACTTACTCTTTGACGATAGAAACAGTTCTTGATATTTCCCTTTCGTTACTCGTATCTTCATCTTTATTTTCGTTTATAATGACAACTACTTTTTGAGAACCGTTATTATTGCTATCATTCCCTTTGCTACCTTGTAACTCACAACGCAACTGTTCAAGCAAATCAGCAGAGTCCTTATTGCTGTTACCCCTTTTCTTTATTTGCCTCTTAAGCCACTTTATCCTTTTCTGCTTTTCATATTCTTGGTCTAATTTTAAGCAAGCGCGATTTTTATAAACTATTACACCTACAAGCCTTTCACTTACTCCAAAACGTTCAGCTATTTTTTTGTTTGTAAGCTCATTCTCAAGCCAGAGCCTACAAATCTTGGCATCCCGTATCTTGTTCCGTGTTACTATTTCCTTCGGTAAATCCATCGGTTAAAACCACAATTTTTAAAACTGTTTGTATTGGCACCTGCCTTGCAATCTGTTCATCAGAAAGTGGCACGGTAAAGGTAATCTTGACCTCTCCTTCCCTGTCTTTGTTAAGTCTTTCAAATGCTGCATTGAATATAATCTTTTGCATTATAAAAACCGAGGCCAAAAGCTAAAGCGCTTATGTATAAATATAATTTATTATTGTTCCCCTGCTAATGGCCTCATATATCCTTTTTACCGGGGACGGGTAGCGAGCGCTCGTCTTATACCCTTATATCCCCTCATAGAATATTGAAGCGTCCAATTTTTGGGTTATTTGAATTGAGGAAAATCGTCAAAAATCCTTTGCAGTATTGAATAAATCGTTTCGTGGGAATGATGGAAGAGGCGTCCAATTTCCCGGACGTTTACCTGGCACTTAAAGAGGATTAAAATTGAGCGATATTCTTCGTTTTGTATCTCTGAATAAGGCTTAAAGGGGAGAGTTTGGGTAACGTAATGACGCACCCGGAAGGTCTTGCGGTCTATCTCCTGCTGATCAACAAGCTCTTTTAGTTCTTTTTTTCTTGACAATACCATATCTTGCGTTATAATTATTTCGACCCCACAAGATATAGTTTTAATCAGCCCTGCGTTAGCGCGCAGGGTTTTTGTTTTATAATATTTCTATAACAATAACGGTAATTTACCAGTTTTCGCTTCATACAATAAATTCTTAGCTTCTATTTCCTGCCCTTCTATTATATTTTTGGCAGCTTCCTCGAAAAACCTTTCAGCCTCTTTGTCTTGCTTAATCATTTTAAGAATAATGCCTATGTTAAATAAAATTTTAAACTCTTTTGGAGAAAGCATTTTTGCCATCACAAACATATTAAGAGCTTCTCGTAGGCAGCCTTGCTCTAAGCGTTTATGCCCCCTTAAATGCCAGGCAAACCAAGAGCCTGGTTCTTCCCTTACTGAATACTCAATAAGCCAATAATCATCAGTATAGGCCGGCATATAATAATAAAGCCGGGTTGCGTAAAAAACTAAAAAAGCCGTTATTATAAACGGATAATTGATAATCAAATTAGCCAATACAAACATAAGCCCTACATTTGCAAGATAAACATAACGCTCGGCAAGCTCCTGTTGCATACGAAAAATATTAAGATACGGCGCTATACAGATTGTCCACCAAAGCAGCCCCCAGGAAATATTATTCCAACCCAAAAGAGAATAAATCACGAAGAATACAGCGACAAACACACCTATCCAAAAAAGATCGG